TACCAAATCTGTTTGTTTACTTCTTGTATTTCGCAGTCTTTATCCCCTCGACGCCATCCGTATTTGAAGGCTGCTATCTTTGCGTATATACGAACTTCTTCCTCACCGTAGGCTGCGACCATGGCGTCAATACATTCAATGTCCCCCTTCTTGTAATGCTTTGGATTAACCGCGTCACTCATAACCATTCGTCCTTTAAGTTTGGGTATTGCTGCTTTATCTTTCGTACGGCGTCGCTGTAGATACGNTTNACAGTTTTTTCGCTGAGNCCCATTACTTCTGCTATTTCAGGGATAGATTTATCGTATCTAGGCGCTGGGTTAGGGTTAGTTTTCGGCGTGGGTTCTTTTTGAACCACTACTTCTGTGCTCCATTCAGTTAGCACGCTCATTTTTGGCTCCGTGATTTTAGCTCAAGAGTTAGTTTTTTGTACTAGGTGGTTATTTGCTGCCAGATATTTAACGAGATCTTCGTAACCGCCTATGTGGTTAGTTTCGGTAAATACTTGCGGCACAGTTTTCCAGTTAGCCGTATTAGGTATAGCAGATATATCTATGTAGGCTACGTGCTGGTTATGTCCTTGTAGTAGTTCTACTGCTCGTTTGCAGTAGGAGCAGGTTTGATTTCCGTATACCCAAAACATTTGTCTATTGCCTCTTCTGCTATGTGCTTTATTTTTTGTTCAGTAGTTTCTTCAACTATGACGTTTAGTGAATCAACCAGTATTTTTTGCTGGTTGATTAGTTTGTTTGTCATAGTAGAGAACATAGTGAAATTGGGGTTTAACTGCAAAGGCTCTACATCTAAGTAGTTAGCGAGTTTAATCAGCGCCATTGGGCTTAGTTTGGTTACCCCGTTTATGTACTGGCTTAGGGCTCCTTGTGTCCAACCTAGGTCTTTGGCGGCCTTAGTCTGAGTTAGGTTCATTTGTTTCTTTTTTATGTTCCATATTTCTTTGAGGGCGTTATCCACAACACACCTCTTCTATCCAGTGCGCTATTTGTTTGCGGGGTACTGCCATCTGCATGTATTTTTGTTTGCACAAAGGCTGCATCCACAATTTGTTTTGCAGAATAATTGCCGTGTCTTCACACCCCAGCACCACTGCAGCATTATGGTTGAAGTCACACATTCTGTTTAACCATTGTTTTTGGAGAGCAGAGAGCGTAGTTTTCAGCTCTGTTGTGTCTCGCTTAGGTAGTTTCGGTAGGTATTTATACTCTACAAAAAGTATCCCGGTGGGGCCAGCATAAAAGCTATCTGGCACACCACCGGTGTACGTGTCGTGTATCTTCCAGCTATAGACAGAAGCTGGAAGAGAACGGTGTACAGACTTTATAAAGCTGTGTTCGTTCATTACACGACTCTTTTTGAGTTATGAGTGCTGTTCGTATAGAACTTCTGCGGCTTTGTAGTCGTCTTCCTGAGCCCAACCTACAAAACTAACATCCAAGTTCATGAACGCATTACCCATGCGATTTTCTACTGCTACAGAACTGATCTTCCATAGGCCAGCAAAACGGTCGCCGCCCTTCATGCCAATTTGCGAATTCCAGTTACGTGAAATGCGTAGCTTAGAACTGGCGAAGTCCATGATTACTGGGGTGGGCTCAAGGGCACCTGTTTCTGGGTCTTTGAGGAGCAACACATGGGAGTGTGTCTCCGTGATGTCATAGTCCAGAGGTTTTTCTTGAGTGTTAATAGCGTCCTGTGCATCCGCGTGCGAACTAAAGGAGCCGAGTAAACCACCGCCCGCTTCTCGTTTGCGCCATACAACGAACTCGTTTTTGAATGTAATGCTGATGGCGTAGATAGCGTCACCGTAACTAGATCCAGTTAAAGTGTTAAGGAAGTGGCCGGGTTCAGCGCCTTCTATATAGCTTGGGTGATGCTTGTCTACTTCATCAGACATTTTCTGAAGCAGCTTAACGCGTGGGATGGTTACGTGAGTACCTACGTTTTCATTGCCCCGGCCTACGCCTTCGGCTTTTTTGATGTGAGCAGGTACGTTGTTTTCTGGTAATGCTAGTGCTGTTGTCATTGACCTTTTTCCTTTGTAGTTTATAGAGATCGAAAGTTTACACGACGGATCGTGCGTGGCTGCATGCCGGGTACGTCTTCGCCTAACTTCAACAATTCCTTGTATGCAGTTGAGCTAACACGTCTTTGTACGAGGCTGAAGTCGCCAGTTGCAATGATGTGCTGGTAGATTTGATCCCAGTCCGTCACTTCTGGTACTACATCCTCATTGATTGATACTGAAGCTTTATCATTAGCGGTGCGTGACAATCCTTCAGCATCCATCTTCTTTAGCAGTAAGACATCTATTTGATCTTGTGCCTGCCGCAATTGTTTAAGCTCTTGATTAGTAGCCTCCATACTTGCTTTTACTTCGGCACGTTTTTCAATGAGCTGATTAATGTTCATTTGGTCCATTAGTTGTTGTCCTTTAGTTTACGTAGTTGATTTAAGGTTTTTAGTAAGTCTTCCATTTTTTCAAGTTTGCTATCTAACTTTTTGTATACTTCTGGTTCCCACGTATTTCTTGCGGCTATTTGTATAGTTTCTGTTTTCTTAGTTTGGCCTGCGCGGTAAATACGACGGTTAAATTGTTGGTAGTGCTCTGCGTTGTAGGTGGGAGAGGCCCATATAACAGAGGTTGCTTTAGTCATAGTCAGGCCGTGTCCTGCTGATTGCGGATGGCAAAAGACAACCTGTAGCTGCCCTGCTTGCATTCTATTTACTACATCAGCGCGTTTGTTACCTTGAGTACTACCGTCAATAACGTCGTACTTTATGCCCATAGACTCGGCTAACTGTATTAATTGATCGCGCTCATGCTTCCAGTTAAACGCTACAAGTGAGTGATTACGTTCTGCAACCAGCTGCATTACAAGTTCGTAACGTTCTTTGTGTATGCCTTGCGCCACACCGTCTTCGTCGTAGACTGCTCCTGTGCACAACTGTAAAAGCTTTTTAACTTTAGCTCCTGCATGCACAGCGTTGATAGTTGCCTTACCCGTGTATAAAACAGAATCCTCAGAGAAGTCTTTGTACTGGGACATTATTTTTGGTGGTAAGTCTACGAACATAGTGCTCGTAGTATTTTCTGGCATGTCTATGCAGTCTTCTAATTTGTATCTGATGTTTATGTCGTGGAGACAACTAGCGACGATGTCTTGTGCGTCGTCTCTGTCTACCCATTCGTTGGCAAAGCCATTGAATCTAGATGTGCAGACAGAAGAACGGAATCCGTAGAAGCGCCTACCNAGCCGTTCGCCATCGTCAACTATTAAGGTTGGGTGCCATATGTCTAGTATGGTGTTGCTGTTAGGCGTTCCTGACATGGCAACTCGGTACTTAAACTCTTTAGCGATCTTAAGCATTGCTTTGCTACGTTGGCTGTCCTTGTTTTTAAATGCCGTGAACTCGTCGATGCACAGTGTGTCGAAAGGTTCTAAGTAACCTAAATTTTTGGCTATCCATTTAACTGCGTCGTGGTTCGCTATGACGATGTCAGTTTCTTCGTCAAACGCTTTCATGCGGTTTTTTGCGTACGCTATTGAATATGTAAGCTGGGGAGAAAATTTCTTTATGTCGTCCCCCCATGAAGCTTGTAGGATGGACAGAGGGGCTAGAACTAGCATTCTTCCTGAACCATAGCCGCGCTGAACGAAAGCATCGAGCATGCTTCGCGTCTTTCCTGTACCGGGGTCAGATGTTACTAATACTCTAGGATTTTTTACTATAAAGTCAGTCGTTGTTTTTTGGTGCTCGAAAGGCTCAAACATAGTCATCACTCTTTGATTTTGTTCATCAGTCATTGATGTATTTAATATTAGTACAGCTTATATATTTGTGTCAATTTATTTTTATAAGTTAGCCCTGCTCCGCCTTTCGATAGGGCTAGGTCGAGTTAGGAGTCACTTAGGCTAGCCTAATTTTCTCTCACTGACGTATAAGTAAGAACAGCTGTGCATTAGGTTAAACACATTTAAAGAGTAGTATTAATGCTCAATGAACACAACGGGTTTTTCACTGGTCCAGCAAAATCCGCAGGTTGCGCAGCTGGCCGTTTTACCTAATTGTTCAGGGCAAATAACTTCATTGGGTAAGTCACGATTTGATACTTCAGATCTAAATTGTTGAGACATATCATCAGAGAATCGTATACGCCATTGATCTGGCAGGGATTCGTTTAACAGGTTTACTTGCTTACCTATTGGGTCCGTGGCTCTGTGGTGGGTGTATCCAAAAGCATTTAAAGTAGGGTGAATACTAAGCTGCTGTTGCCAGAAGTCTACGTACTCTGGGCTGTAAAAATCGCCCAGTACATGCAGCCTTATCACTAAACCTTGAGGATGCTTATTCAAAAGTGTTTGTATGTGGGCCCCTAAAAGCGGCAGGAAGTCTTTGTGAGTATGGTCGTATCTGTGGGCAAAGGGCATGTTATTACCGAAGCAATTGTTCCATTGTTCGCAATGAGTAGGGCAGCTAGCGCGTTCTTCTAAAGTCAAACTGTAAATAGGTAGCCCCTTCCACTTACGCTTTTGTATTACTCCCCCGAGTTTTGCGTTGTTTTTGCCCGGCTTTAGCATTGTTGGTGTTGGGGCTTTTACGCTTTTTCTGTATTTTGTAAATGGAGTCTTGTTTACCCCAGTTGCTGCCGTACTTTTTATTATCTGATTCGTTGATAGCATCTAATATCTCCTGCCTCATTGCCGCTGCTTCTGTTCTAGGTAATTTTGTAATTAGTTTAATTTCTGATTTTTTAAGGGTGTGTGTCTTCCAATACATCGCTTCTAGAGGGTTCGTCTTCAGGGTGTACTCTANTATCTGATTGTTCTCTGTTGTATAGAACATCTGCATACTCAGATCCTTTTAGTTTTTCTCTAAGAAACAAAAATATTTGAATTGCTGCTACCGCTTTTAATAACAAATTCATTGATTATCGTCCGAAGATTCTTTATTACTAAAAAGGCTTTTGGCCCAGAAAAAAGCTACTAGAGCCGTGGATATAATTAAGCCTACTGTGAACATAGTTACGTAGATATACATAACGCTGAACACGAGGGCTATAACTAAGCAAATTAACAGAAAGTTTTTCATATAAACTCCGGGCATAAAAAAGCCCCGACTAGCGGGGCAAAAGGGGGAATATGTTAATTTACTCAACGCCCCATGAACATTCTGGATAGTCACCTTTTCTGTAAGAGCACCAGCGGCATGAGTCTTTGCTAGGCGTAGGTGAAAAATCTGTAGTAGTGGTCATTATAACCGCTCGACGATGGAAGCCGGGGGCAAACTGCATTGCTTCTTGTCTAGAAAAAGACTTAACGGTTGTTTCACCTTTATCTAAATACCATAGCTCTGTCTGTACATAGTCAATATGCGGGTAACGGAAAAACGTGCCAATGGCATACAGCAAGCATTGTTGCGAATGGCCTATTTCGTTTCCGAATTTTTTACCTGTTTTGTAGTCAATTACGCGTGCGCTATTTTCATCTTCGTGTACTAGTGCGTCGAGTTTAATACGAGCCCACGTTACTTTTTCCATCCAACCTACTGGTTGCCAGTCTAAGTTAAACCCCCATTCGCCTTCCAACTCTACTTTAGCTTCGATAAATAATTGTCGTAGCTCTTCGAATTCAGATTTGAATTTATCGAGAGTTTTTGGAAGCTCGCCTAGTTCACCTTTGACGTAATCCTCTGCTTCTTGGTGGATTTGTGTGCCACGGTCTGCGGCTGGGTTAGACGGTTCTTGTATCTTTTTTACTTTCTGGATAAACGATCTGTAAGGGCATTCTTCAAAAACTTTTAATGCCGAATAAGACCAACTGGAAAGGGGACCTAGGCTGTCGGGTTTTTCGAATGCGTTTACTGTATCAGGTCTAGCATCTTGAGTAAGATTAATCACGAACTATCCTATTTCTTGATTAAAAACGATATTAGTATACCTAATACTATGCTTGTTTCAATAGCGTTTGGTCTTCGTTTAAGAAATAAGTTTTTACTATCTCTTCTAGTTCTTCTCTATCTATTATCCATTTTTCTACGCTTACACCTCGGACTGGCGATGCGTCTCTGAGAGCATTTTGCGGGCGGCGTCTATCAATTTTTAAATTGTTACGGGCTAGCCGCTTACGGAATTCTGTAGGAGAAACTCTGTTGTTAGATTCTGTTTGTACGTGAAATACGTTTCGTAAGTGTTCTGCCGGTATGATGCTATATCTGTTGTGGTACGCGTCGGCTATCCATGACTTAACGAAGCGTTTGGCTATGGCGATTTCGCTACCGTTGAATACACTGGACTCGCTAATATCTAATGTATCTAGGAAGTAAGTTAGCTTGCCATCTTTTACGGCATCACAGAATTCTTCAAAGACCGACATTGATACGTTGCGCATATTGTCTTTTGCTTCGTTAACTATAGCCGTAGAAGCAAGCATTTCGTTGCATTTAAAAGTCTGCAGTACTCCTGCAAAAGCGTGCAATTCATTTTTTATAAGATGTATTTCTTCGATTAGGTCTGGATGAGCTTCTCGTAGAGGGGTTTCTTGTCGAGGTGCGATGTTATATCGACGATCTCCGTTTTCAATTTTAATAGCGTCTACATGGTTAGTTAGAAATATAAAGTTAGTAAAGTTTTTTACTTCTATACCGTTGGTTCGCATGGCTCGGATTGTAATAGTTTCGTTAGTGATGTTTGCTTTTAGTTTGTTAGCCATGCGTGCTTGGCCCGGAGATGAAGCCATGTGGAATTCGTCAACTACTAAGATCATAGCTGTTTGCATGAAAGAGTTGAATTGCTCCTCCATGTTTTCGAGGGTTTTGATTGGAGCTTGAGCTTCAGAGAATAACGGCTTTAATACTTTGTAAGCGAATACACCTTTACCTGTGCCCGGCACTCCGGAAAGTACCCACGACACGCCAGTCTTTTGTTTGTTCTGGTATATGTACGCTAGCCAATTTACGAAGCGTTCTGTTTCTTCTGCCCCATCGCCGAGCATATGTTTCATTAGTTTAAATATGCGGGGGCACATTTTGGATAATTTTACTGCGTACCCTACTTCAAGTGGTTCGGCAGGTGGGCGTGCGTTTAACATGTAGTCGGTTCGTTCAAAAGTATTTATGTAATACGGAACTTCTGAAACGTCGACTGTCTTGTCTGAAGTTGGGTCAAACGACATATCGGCGTCGGGTACATAGTCGGGCATAGGCCTGCCATATGAACGCATAAAGTCTTCGAGGCTATGCTTGCTGGCAGGTTTTAGTCTAGTGAACTGGTTTAAGTTAGGGTTATAAATGCCGTTATAGTAGGTATCCGTATTGAAGTCTCTAAAGATTAGTGGGTGCTCTGCCTTCCCTTGTTTCTGAAGTTCTGCTTCGAATAAAGTTGGGATAGAAGCGTAGAACTCGCGGTCAGCTTTTT